CGCTTCGCCCATCGTGTCGCCGGCCAGCTCCACCATGTCGCTGGGCACGTCTTCTTCGTGCAACAGCTGCGTCTTCGAGCTGAACTCAAAGAGCACGCCGAAGTTTTGCAGCGTCATGGTCACGTCAACGTAATCGACGTTGTAGGTCGTCGGCGTGGTGCCTTCAGCCAGCAGCAGGTTGGCGCCGCCAGGCGTGGTCAGCATCGCGTTCGTGATGTTCGGCAGTTCAACGCCCGAGAAGTTGTTGAACGGGCGCAGGCGGCGGAAAGTGATGTTGTCCGTCATGTTCTCAGGCAGGTTGCCGTTCTTGGCGAACTTACCCGACACCTCCATGCGCGTCACTCGCGTGAGCATCTCCTTGGCGGCATAGGTGTTGGTACGCGGCAAGCGCGTGTTGTAGTTATGGATGGGCATAGATGACTCCTAAAGATGGGATGGTTTTGGCGCGCTCACCGCGTCAGGTGATCCCACAGCTCGGCCTCGGACATATCGTCCACAGACTTGCCGGGGGCGCGGCGCGCGCCGCTGGATGGGGTTACTGCGGCCGAAAGCCGCGATTGATTGCGTTGCAGCTGCTGGGTGCGCTGCGTCGCTTGCTCCTTGAATCCGTCGAACCTCTTGAGTGCGTTGAGCACCACGGAGGCCCGCGACGAATTGCGCAGCTCCTCCTGAAAGTTCGGCGGCTGCGTTGTCAGCCACGACTGGAAATCGTTGCTGGTCAGCTCCTGCGCCCAGCTTGGGCGTTGGGTTTCCAGAAACTCCTCCTGCATCTGCGCGGCCAGCTCGGCGCGCAGCTCCTCGGGGCCAGGCCCTCGGTTGCGGGTGGCTTCTTCCAATGCTTCGGCTACTTCCGGTAGCTCCAGGCGCAGGGCGTCGAGCTTGGAGGGGGCTGGGGGCGCTTCGGGTGCAGGCGCAGGTGCTTGACGCACATGGGCCAACTCGCGTTGAAGGGCTCCCACACGTCCCACCGTGCTGCGCAGCTCTTGCTGAAGCGCGGGGATAGTGGCCAGTGCATTGCGCACCGACTCAGGAAGGCCAGCGTATGGGTCGGCAGGCGCGGGGTTATTGGCGGCCGTGTCAGTCGGTGCAGGTGCATCGCTGGCGGCTGGCTCAAGGCCCTCGGCCTGGTCGTTGAAGTCACCACCCTCAGAGCTTTGCTGCTCTGTGTTGGAGTCCAGCGCGGGGCTTTCCTCCTTGGTTACTTCGTCCCAGCTGGCGGCATCAATCTCGGTGTTTGGGCTAGGTAGCTCCATCGTTGTGTGGTCAGTTAATCGGGCGGAAAGCCCACCATGCCCACCGCGTCATCAAACGGGGTTGGCGCTTGTGCTGGCGAAGCGCTGAGCTCCGCGAGCATTTCTTTGCACTCCCTGATGCGGCCTCGCAGCAGGGTCGTGGTGCGTTCGTCCTGGTCGCGCTCAAGGTCGGCGCGATGCTTGGCCAGGCGCTGCTCAATGAGCGCCTTGACCGTTTGAATCTCTAGGCTGGCCAGGTTGGCCGGGCTCAGCTTCACGGGCTTCACTTAGATGCCCTGCCCCGTCGCCAGCTTCAGGGCCTTCTCTTGCTGGAACAGCTCCGACTTCACTTTTGCGTCGGTCAGCTTGGCGCTCAACATCGCCTTGATCTGCTCCAGGCTGATCTCTCTGCGGCCCGCGAACTCCATCACCTGAATCTCGCGCTCCAGCTCCTTGATGAGCCTTTCGTGCTCGCGCTGGGCGGCAGCGTCTTGGGCCTCGAAGGCCAGGCGCTGCTCATCGCCGGCTTGCTTGGCTTGAATCTGCGCCTGCACCGCCTGGTTGCGCAGCTCGGCCGCTTGAACGCGCGGGTCAGGCTGCGGCGGCTGCTGGGCCTGCTTCTCCTGCTCCGACTTCCACTCCTCCTCCGTGAACTGAATCGCGGCCGGGTCAAAGTGGTTGCTCTTGCAAACCTCCGCAAACCATTTCTCAGGGTTGATACGGAATTGCGGGTTTTGCAGCATGGGCGCTGACTGCATCAGGAACAGATTGCTCTGATCGCGCTGGAACAGCGTGCTGCTGCCCTTGGCCTTCACTTGCAGGTCGCCCTTGATCGCCTCGGGCCCGTGCTGCATGCCGTAGGCATACCAGCGGCCCAGGTGCGGAACAATCAAATCGTCATCGAACTGTTTGGCCCTGCGGCGCAGTCCACTGTTGGCCTGGTTGAGTCGCTGGGTTTGCCCGCCCAGGGTTTCCGGCACGCCAGGGTTTTGCTCGCCCTGAATCAGCGCCGGCAGGCCCGTGGTTTCGTCGGCCATTTGCAGGGCGAACTGGATGATGTTGGCCAGCTCCTGCTGCGCGCTCGGCACCGCCAGCACCTGCATCACCTCGCGCACGTCCTTCACCGTGTCGTCGCCGGTAAAGAACCACAACTTGCGGCCCGTGAACTCGTACTTGCCGTCAGCCGGCTCCACCATGCCCTTGCGCAGAATCAGCTGGGGCCCAGCGCTCAGGCCTGCGTTTTCCAGCATGGCCCTGGCGGCCGCGTTCAGCATGGCCTGGGATGTGGCCATCTTGCGAGGCACGCCCCGGCCCCAAAACTGGCCCGTTACCAGCTCCCACCTGAAGGCGTCATAAGGGAACTCGCCGGTATCGAGCGGGTTCAGGGTCGCCTTCACGATCCGGTCGTTCACCAGCGTGGCAATCGCCGCCACATGGGTCAGCTCGGCATCGGAGCTCTCCAGCTGCTTGTCCAGCTCGGGCAGGCCCAGCGCGCGCAGCTCGTCCACCGGCATGTCGCCGTAGTGATACCAAACCTCGTACACGTCGCCATCGCTGACTTGCGACTGGCCGGGGTAGTCCCGGTCATCGTTGCGGTCAGAACGGGCGCGGCGCTTCGGGCCTTCGGCCAGGCACTGGCTCAGCGCCTCACGGTCATAGCTCGGGTCTTTGGCCAGGTCGCGCAGCTTGCGGGCCGTCAGGTAGTCCCGCTCCAGCACATAGCTGCCCGCGTGAATGTCCTCGCCACAAGCTGGGTCAGGGTAGAAGTCCCAGTAGTCCACCCGCTTGCTCGTTGGGGCAATGCGCTGCTGAATGGTCAGCGACGCCATGCCATCGGCAATCTGCCAGCGGCGGTCTTCACGCCCCACTGGAATGGGGCCCTTGATGATGCCGGTGCCCGCCCTGGCCGCGTCACGGATGACACGGCGCAGCTCGGTGTAAACCTGGCCCTCAATGAAGTTGTCTTCCACCCACTTCTCATGCTCATCGCATGCGGCCTGGGCCTTCGTCATCACCGCGCGGGCTGCATCGGCAGCCGGCACCTGGGCGCCGTCCACCAGCGTCACCGGGGTTTGGTCGTTGCCGTCGATGGCCTTCACCAAGTCAGGAACCGGGGTCGGCTCCATTGACCAAGGCTTGTCATCGGTCGGCAGCAGCATTTCGGTCACGCGCGCCTCGGCCGCGTCGGTCTTGGGCGCCGTGACGTTCAGGAACACCTTGCTGCGGCCGGTCTTCTTGCCAGCAGTGGCCTGGCCGCTTTGGCCCATCGCCGTCAACTGGCGCGGCCGGTTCAGCTCGTCGTAACCCTCGTACTGGTCTTCGTCGTCACGCCATTGCTGCTCAATGCCGCTTGACTGGCGGGCATTCACCGCCTCGGTGCGGCGGCGCACCAGCAGCGCGTGCAGGGCCGCCTTTTGCAGCTCCCGCTTGGCCTGCTCCAGCGCCTCGGCCTCGCCAGGCTCGTCCTCAAAGTCGCCGCCAGGCAGCGCTCCGCTGGCGTTGGCTTCGAGTGCCATCGCCTTGTCTTCGTCTTGCAGCTGCATCAGAGGCCCATTTGCTCGTCAATAACCCCGTAGCTCACGATGGAGCCGGCAGGGATGTGCACTTGTTTCTTCTTCACGGTCGGCGCCGCAAAGGTCAGCGCCAGGCTGTCCCCCCGGTCGGGAGACTTCACGCCGCGCTTCTTCAGGTCGTCCTTCGACTCCAGCAGCAGCTCGCCGCCCTTGAACCCGTAGCGGATCGAAGTCAGGTCAGCCCGCAAGTCCTGGTCGTTCGGAAGGCTGGCCGTTGGCAGCCAGTCCTTCATTTCCCGCCACATGAACGCGCGCAGGTTGTAGTCCTGGCCGTTGCCCATGCGCAGGCTCACATTCACGTCTTCCACCACGTCGCCATACCAGGCGCGCAGGGTGTCGGCCACGCCAGCGCCCACACCAATCACGTCCACCGCAATCTGCTCGGGCGTTTCCTTGTAGGCCTGGATGAGCTGGCGCACGCGGCCGGCCGTCGCCTGGGTGTCGGTCTTGCCCCATTCATGGATGGCCAGCACGGCCCGGCCACGGCGGAAGGTCACCACGCTCTTGTCATTGCCAAAGCGCGCCACGTCCACGCCAACCCGCAGCCCGCCCTTGTTGCCCCCGTCAGCCGGGCCCCGGGTCATCGCCTGCGTCACCACGTCACCCGCAATGAATGCGTTTTGCACCGAGGCTGAGTAGTTGCGCTCCACCTCTTGGGCGAACACGCTGGGGTCTAGCTTCTCGCGCTGGCGGTCTTCCCAGGCTTTGTCCTTGCGCGGGTCGTCGCGCCAGTCGAAAACAAAAACGTCAATCTTTCCGCCGAAGCGCTTGCGCCAGAACGGATTACCCTCGCCGTTTGGGGTGCTCACGTCAATGCGGCAGTTCGTGGTTTGGCTCAGCGCCGCATCCACTGACTCGGGATGCTCCAGAAACGCCGCCTCATCCACGAAGTACACGCCGGCCCGGTTACCCCGGCCAATGTTGTCACCCGCCTCGCCCACGATGGCCGCGCCAGTCTCGGGGTTCACGATGCGCATGAAAGGCGCGTGCTTGGCCTCCACATAGCCCTTGGGCCTGAACTCAGGCGGCAGCAGCCCAATGAATGCGCGCACCTTCCAAAACAAGCTCTTGGGGTCACCAATCTTGTCCACGTACTCCTCTTTGCGGGAGCCGAAGCCCACCACCATGCCCGGGTGAAACGTCCACCACCACACCGACATGGCCACACAAAGCCAGCTCAGCCCCATATCGCGGGACTTCTCCACCAGGCCGTCGCGCCGGTTTTTCCACCGGGCCACACACCAATCAATCCACTCCTCCTGCTTGGGGAACAGCAGGAAGGGCACCGTGGGCTCAAGGCCCAGCTCCACCAGGCGGGGGTCGAAGGTGCAACCCCAGTCATGGATGAAGTCACATGGGTGGTCTTTGTAGAACTCCCACAGCGGCGCAATCAGCTCGGGGCTGGCGCGCAGCTTCTCCAGCCGGCGCACACGCTCTGTCCAAATTGGCGCGTAATCGGGTTTGCGCCAATCAATCTCCAGCTCGGCCAAGGGTCAGATGAAGGCCAGCGCGCCGCCCAGCTGCACCCAGTGCGCGCCATCGAAGCGGAACACCGCCACGCCCTTGAGCCCAGCGCCGCCTGCGCCATCGGCCGCCTTCCTGAAAACCGCGTTCCAGGTAATCGTGCGGGCCGCGCCACTGTGCTCAAACATCAGCGTGATCTTGCGGCCCCGCGTCGCGCCCGTGGGGGCGTTCAGCGTCAGGTTGCCCGTCAAGGGCCCCAGCACAAAAATGTCGGCCTCCTGCGCGTTCAGCGTGATGGTGGCCGCGTAGGGCACAACAATCGCGTGCTCGGTGTCCATCGCCTCGGCCAGCTCGCGGGCAATGCTGGGCACCAATCCGCCCATTGCCAGCGCCAGCTCAGTACGTTGTCGGTTCATGTTCAGCCTCCAATCAGTTTGCGGTAGGCCTCGGATGGACTGATCGTCAGCCCCCCACTCACCTGGGTTTGCATCGGCGGCAGCTCGTCAGCCCCGCCCAGGGCCAGCTTCTCGCTGTACCGCTTGGGGTGCAGCTTCGCGGCCGACCATTTCAATGTGTCAATCAGCAGCCGCTTGTCGGCCACAGAGCCACCGTCCACCGAGCCCTGCATGGTTCGCTCGGGCGGGGTCAGCGCCACGTCCACCGCCTTGTCGGCAATGTTGTCGGCGCGCGCCTGGCGGGCCAGCTCGTACTGGTTGCGCCGGCCCATGTCGGCATCGAGCCAAAGAATCACCGTCGCGTAAGCAAAGTTGCGCTCGCGGCAGAACGCGGCCAGGTGCGCCTCCACGCCGCCCGAGCCGATGAACTCGCACAGCTCCTCAATCGCCTCGGGGCTTGAGCTCCAGGCTCTCCAGCGCTTCAAGCGCTCGGCCCTGGCCTTTTGCTGGGCCTCCTGCGCTTTTTGCGCGGCAGTCTTCTCAGGCGCCTTTGTCTTGGCCTTGGCGCGGGTTGTCGTTGTCTTCTTTGCGGTCACTCAATGCCTCATGCGTGCGCCAGCGGTGCGCGCGGTGCAGCTGCGCCAGGCTCTTGGCCTCACGCGCCGCCAGCTTCTCAGCTCGATACAGCTGCGCCGCCAGCAAGATGCCGGCATACCGGTTGCCCATGGAAGCCTGCACCGTCAAGCTGAAGCTCAACGCGGCACCAGCGCCAGCAGCGCGGCTAGTTGGATGGCGAGCCGGTCAGCCTCAGCCGCCAGCTCTTGATGCGCTCCTGCGCACTCTGAGAGTAGTTCGGCGGCGGCGCCAGGGTCACCAGCTCGGGGGGCAGCGGGGCCGGCTTCGGGCACTCCACCACCACGGGGGGTAAGGGTTTGGATGGCGACGCGCAGCCGGTCAAGCTCAGAACGAGCGCCAGC